GGGGATATAATGTATCTGTAACTTGTGAATGTCATTATGTTCCTGCTGATAGATTAAACATTATTAAAACTAGATTATAATGGCTACTAAAGGAAGAAAACCAATACCTAAAACACAAAAAGAGATTTTAACCTCCCAACAAGATTCTTATAATCAAGAAGGACCAGGATTTTCTCCTACAGGTAATCCAAATTTTGCTAATAATCCAGGTCGATCAGGACAAATTTCTTTTAAAGGAGATACTACAAAACCATTTTCAATTGGTATTCAAGATATTGATGAAGCAGTATTTTATTATTTTCAAAATGTTATTAAACCTTATGTAATACAAAATGGAGCTAGAATAGAAGTTCCTATTATATACGGTTCACCTGAAAAATGGGCTTCATTTCAAAAATATGGATATTTTAGAGATTCTCAAGGTAGAATTATGATGCCAATTATAATGTTTAAAAAAGAAAACATTGAAAAAGTAAGAACAATATCAAATAAATTAGACGCAAATAACCCACACAATATATCAATCCAAAAGAAAAAATATTCTCCTAAAAATGCTTATAGCAATTTTGATGTATTAAATAATGTTATTCCAGAACAAACATCATATGCCGTTGTAGTCCCTGATTACGTAACAGTAACATATGCATGTGCTGTTAATACTTACTATATGGATCAATTAAATAAAATTATTGAAGCAATTGAATATGCTTCTGATTCATATTGGGGTGATCCATCTCGTTTTCAATTTAGAGCAATGATTGATTCATTTACTTTAAAAACTGAATTAGCAGATAAAGCAGAAAGAGTAGTTAGTAGTACATTTAATATTAAACTTCATGGACATATTGTTCCTGATATCCCACAAAAAGATTTAACAGCATTAAAAAAACTACCAGGAATTAATAAAGTAACAGTAAGTGAAAAAGTTCCTGGTTCAAACACTATACAACCAGTACCACCTCCCCCATGGTTATTAAATAATGATACTTGGGATGATAATGGATCATGGAATGATATAAGTCCTTGGGACGATTGATAGAATTTATTATATTTATAATAGATAAAAATTACTTTAAATGGCAATACCTTTAGTACAAAACAAAGACTCAGGTTTAGTTGTTAGATCTATTATAAATGATCTAGTAAATTATTCTAATAATGCTTCTACATCAGTATCAGGATCATTTACCATTACTCAAAATTTAACAACAGGAATAGTTATAAATCCCCAAACTGTAAGCTATACTACTACTATTTCATCTAGTAATAATGCTTTTGTATGTGGTCCTATAGCAAGTGAAGGTGAATTAATCATTGAACCCTCAGCTAATTTAATAATAATTGGATCTATTCCACCAGATAATGGTACTAATATTGAAAGTGGCTCAACTTCATATTCAGGTTCAATATCATTTAATGGATCCTCTTCATTTACAGGATCAACTTCTTTTAGTGGCTCAACAGGATTTAATGGATCCTCTTCATTTACAGGATCTGTAGGATTTACTGGTTCTCACCTATTTATGGGAACTGCATCATTTTCAGGTTCATTAAGAGTAACAGGTTCTACATATATACAAGGTTTAACCACATCATCTCAAACAAATATTGTAACAATCAATCCTTCAACAGGTCAATTATTCTATACAGCATCTTCAGCAATTTCAACTAGTGTTCAAATAGGATTGCAACAAGTACTTGATTACAATCATGATTTAACTAATGGTAATAATTTTCAAGGTACTAATGCTGGATTAGGAAGTAATGGAATTAATATTACAGCTATAGGAGAATATGCCGCAGCCTATAGTACAGGAGATAATGTTAATGCTTTAGGATATCTTGCTGCTTTCTCAAATTCTGGTAGCTATGTTAACGCTATAGGTTCTGAAGCAGCATATGCCAATACTGGTAGCTATGTTAATGCTATAGGTTATCATGCTGGAGTAGGAAATAAATTATCAAATCAATTTATAATATCAAATCAAACTTTACCTTCATTTGTTAATTGGACAGCAGCCTCAGCTTCTATAAATGTTGCTGCTGGAGCTGCAACTAATAATACTTATTTATATTACGACCAAACAACAAAATCAATTGGAGCAGTAAGATTGTAAAATAATATTAATTCTAACTTTATTTAAATATTTATAATAAAAATCCATATATAAAAATATGAGCACTTTAAAAGTCAATACAATAACCCCGTATTCTTCAAATAATCTAGTATTAAGCGGATCAGTAATAATATCTGGATCTTTAACCCTAACTAGTGGAACTGCATCAGTAGCAGCAGGAGGTTTAAATAAATATATCCAATATAATAGCGCTAGTATATTAGAAGGTTCACCATCATTTCAATATATTTATACTTCTCAAAGCTTACAACAAGGAAATAATACATATGCTGTAGGTAATTATTCACATGCTGAAGGAGCAGTAACAACAGCTGCTGGAGCATCTTCACACGCTGAAGGATATGGAACCAGAGCACAAGGAAATTATTCACATGCTGAAGGTATTAATACTACAGCATCAGGCCAATGGTCACATGCTGAAGGTAGTAATACAATAGCAGTTGGAAATTACCAACACGTCCAAGGTCAATGGAATATTACTTCTAGTACAGCTGGTGCTTTTATTATAGGTAATGGAAACTCATCAACCAGAAAAAATTTAATATTTGCTGCTGGAACAGATTTTCAAATTTCAGGATCATTAAAAGTAACAGGATCTGCATATATACAAGGTTTATCCACTACTGCTCAAACAAGTATTGTAACAATAAATCCAACAACTGGACAATTATTTTATACAGCTTCATCAGCAATAGGAGGAAGTGGAAGTGGTACTACTATAAATAATTATTATACAAGTAGTATATCCTCTTCATATAGTAGTAGCACAATTTATGTTACATATACTTCAAGTAGTATAACAAACATATATAGTGGTAGTACAATATACTCAGGATCATTTGATCCAGGTGGACTAGATAAATATATTCAATACAAATCTGGAAGTGCATTAGCTGGTTCTCAATATTTTCAATATATTTATACTTCTCAAAGCTTACAACAAGGAAATAGTACATCAGCTATAGGAAATTATTCACACGCTGAAGGAGAAAGTACAGAAGCATCAGGACAATCTTCACATGCAGAAGGATTATCTACAGTAGCATCAGGAGATTGGTCACATGTTGAAGGTTATCAAAGTATAGCATCAGGTGATTATTCACATGCTGAAGGATCTGGAGCACAATCTCTTGGTTCATATTCACACGCTGAAGGTTTAGATACAAAAGCATCAGGTGATTATTCACATACTGAAGGAGAAAGAACATTCACTGATTGGGCATATTCACATGCTGAAGGAGCATATACATCAGCTAGTGCAGCTTGGTCACACGCTGAAGGATATTATACAAAAGCAACATTTAATGCAGCGCACTCTGAAGGAGGATATACTATAGCCTCAGGGCAAGGTGCCCATGCTGAAGGTTATTATGCTATAGCATCAGGTAATTATTCTCATGCTGAAGGATGGGGTTCTTTAGCTTCAAATACAACTTCACACGCTGAAGGAAATTATACAACAGCATCCGGAACATATTCACACGCTGAAGGTAGTAATACATTAGCAAGTGGTCAAGGCTCACATGCTGAAGGAGCATATACAGTAGCAAGTGGTCAATATTCACATGCTGAAGGTTTTGTCACAATAGCAAGTGGTCAATATTCACATGCTGAAGGTTATCAAACTAGAGCTACTGGAATTAGTGCACACTCAGAAGGTCAATTTACAACTGCCTCAGGAGAGTATTCACACGCTGAAGGATATTATGCTAAAGCTTCTGGATCTTGGTCTCGTGCTGAAGGTTATCTTACAGTTGCATTAGGTAATAATTCACATGCTGAAGGAGGTGTTACGTTAGCCTCTGGAGAATCTTCTCATGCTGAAGGTAATGGCACAATAGCAGCAGGACAATATTCACATGCCGAAGGTATAAATACAAGTGCAATAGGTACGTACTCACATGCTGAAGGTTATGGTGCTGTAGCTTTAGGATTAGCTACACATGCTGGTGGATATTATACTATAAGTAGTGGATCAAGTAATACCTCAGGCGTTTATGGTCAAACTGTATTTGGAGCATATAATCAACAAAATAACACATCTTCCGTATTTGTAATAGGTACTGGGAATCAAGGTATTAGAAGAGATTCATTACGAATAGAAGCAAGTAATTTTTCCGCACCACTTTATGGAGGATGTATAGTAATGCCTCATGTATCTGCAAGTTGTAATTTCTCAGACGATACAGATGCAGCAACAGGTGGAGTACCATTAGGAGGTATTTATCATACAAATGGAATATTAAAAATAAGATTAGTTTAATAATAAATCAAATTTATGGAAAAAAAAGTTTTAGCACAAGAAGAAATTGCTCAATTGAAAAACGTTAGAGAAAGAAGAATTCAATTAGTAGAAAGTTTTGGAATTTTAGAATCAAGAATTCAAGAAATTAATTTACAAAAAGAAAATCTTAAAGATGAACTTAAAAAATTAATTCAAGAAGAAACTGATCTAGGCAGAAACCTTCAACAGAAATATGGTGATGGATCTATTGATCTAGAAAAAGGAGAATTTATACCTAACTAATATTTTTAGCAGGTTTCACCATATTTATAACAAAATAAATAAAAATAAATTATAAACAATGGCAGAAACTTTAATATCACCAGGCGTTTTAGCAAGAGAAAACGACTCATCTTTTATAAGTAAAAGACCAGTTCAAGTTGGAGCAGCAATTATTGGACCAACAGTAAAAGGTCCTGTTGAAGTCCCAACAATAGTTACTACTTGGAGTGATTATGTTAGTAAATTTGGTACTACTTTTACAAGTGGTAGTACTGATGATAAAAAAACTTATACATATCTTACTTCAATTGCAGCTTATAACTATTTTGCTCCACCTAATAATGGAACCTCATTATTAGTATGTAGAGTAGTAACAGGATCATATTCCTCAGCTACAAGCTCATATATAGCTACAGGTTCAAGTGGTCCTACAACAGGATTTTCTCCTTTTGTATTACAAACCTTTTCTAAAGGAGTAGTAATGAATAGTGAAAGTACTGAAGTGAGTGGATCCTTACCTAGTGGATCATCAGATAATTTTAGATGGCAAATTGTAAATTCAAATACTTCATCAGGCACATTTGATTTATTAATTAGACAAGGAAATGATACTAATTTAAATCCTGCTATACTTGAGACTTGGACTAATTTAAGTTTAGATCCTAATTCATCAAATTATATATCTAGAGTAATTGGAGATATAAATGAAAACTATAATTCATCTTATAATCAAATCCAATACTCAGGATCATTTGCAAATAAATCTGATTATATTAGAGTAAGTGCTGTTAACTATACTACACCAAACTATTTTGATAATAATGGTATAGCTAAAAACCAATACACTGGTTCACTTCCAGCTAACGTATCTGGTGCATTTGGTGGTGCCTCAGGCGCTATAAGAGGTGGTGCTAAATTTTATAACAATATTTCTGATACTGATACTCAAGGATTAACTGGAGGTTGCTATGATAATATGATTAGATTGTTATCTAATATGGATGATTATAAATTTAACATGTTATTAACACCTGGTTTATATGATGCTGATTATGCTGCTCAAGTATCTAATATTATTACAAATACTCAAAATCGTGGTGATAATATCTATGTTCTTGATCCTGTAAAATATGGAAGAAGTGTTAATGAAGCAGTATCACAAGCAGCAACACGTAATACATCATACGCAGCTGAATATTGGCCTTGGTTACAAGTGGTTGAACCTTCAACAGGTGAATTAGTTTGGGTGCCAGCTTCAACAATGATTGGTGGAGTATATGCTTACAACGACTCAGTAGCTGAACCATGGTTCGCACCAGCAGGTATTAATAGAGGTGGTTTATCTACAGTAGTAAGAGCAGAACAACGTTTATCTCAAACTCAACGTGATACATTATATACTGGTAAAGTAAATCCAATTGCAACATTCCCAGGAACAGGAGTAGTGGTATATGGTCAGAAAACATTACAAACTAGAGCATCAGCACTTGACCGTGTAAATGTTCGTCGTTTATTAATTGCTCTTAAATCATATATTTCTCAAATTGCTAATACATTAGTGTTTGAACAAAATACAGCAGCAACAAGAAATAATTTCTTAGCTCAAGTTAATCCATACTTATCAAGTGTTCAACAACGTCAAGGTTTATATGCATTTAAAGTAATCATGGATGATTCAAACAATACACCTGATGTAGTAGATCGTAATGAATTAGTTGGTCAGATTTATTTACAACCTACTAAAACTGCTGAATTTATTTACTTAGATTTTAATGTTACTCCAACAGGCGCTACATTCCCAGCATAATTCTTTAAAACATAGATATTTATAATAAACATAAAATATAAAACAAAATGGCAGTATTAAATCCAAACGAAATATTCTTTACAGCATTTGAACCGAAAGTAAAAAATCGTTTCATAATGTATGTAGATGGAATCCCATCATATGTTATTAAAAAAATTGGACCAGTAGGTGTAGATATGGGTGAAATTAAATTAAACCATATTAACATTTACCGCAAAATTAAAGGAAGAGCACAATGGGATGATATCGAAATGATATTACATGATCCTATTACACCATCAGGTGCTCAAGCAGTAATGGAATGGGTACGTTTACATCATGAATCAGTAACAGGTCGTGATGGTTACTCAGATTTCTATAAAAAAGACGTAACAATCAATATTTTAGGACCAGTAGGTGATATTGTATCTGAATGGATTATCAAAGGTGCATTTATTAAGAAAGCTAGCTTTGGTGATTACAGTTGGGATGAGGATGCAGCAGCACAAGAGTTAACAGTTAGTTTAGGAATGGATTATTGTATCTTAAATTTCTAATTAATAAAAATAAATGTAAAGAAAGCTCACCTAAATTTGGTGAGCTTCTTTATTCTTCATATATTTATATCCGAATATAAAAGTTATTAAATAAAGACTATGGAACAAACTTTCAACTTTCCAACAGAAGAAATCGAATTACCATCAAAAGGATTAATATATCCTGAAAGCAATCCTTTATCAAGTGGTAAAGTGATTATGAAATATATGACTGCAAAAGAAGAAGATATTCTTACTAATCAATCATATATTCAAAATGGCACAGTATTAGATAAATTATTACAATCTCTTATTGTATCAAAAATTAATTACAATGATTTAATTGTAGGAGATAAAAATGCCATTATGGTTGCTGCTCGTGTCTTAGGTTATGGTAGCGATTATTCCTTCAACTATAATGGTCAAGAATATAATGTTGATTTAAGTAAAATTGATAATAAACCATTTGAAATATCTAATAAAGGTATTAATGAATTCAGTTATACTTTACCATCAACGGGCGTTAACATTACTTATAAAATCCTAACTCATGGTGATGAACAAAAGATACAAGCTGAATTAGACGGTCTTAAAAAAATTAATAAAAATTCATCTGCTGATCTTTCAACACGATTAAAATATATAATTTTATCTGTTGATGGAGAACGAGATCCTAAAACAATACGAGAGTTTGTTGATAACCAACTCTTAGCCCGAGACTCACGTGAATTAAGAAAACATATTAAAGAAACTCAACCAGATGTTGATCTAACTTTTTTTCCCGACAACAGTGCCGATAGAGTCGACATTCCTGTCGGAGTTAAGTTTTTTTGGCCTGACTTCTAATATAGCAGTACAAGTAAGAGCTAATTTATTTACTCAAATACATGAAATTGTATTTCATGGTAAAGGCGGATACGACTGGGAAACTGTTTATAACATGCCCCGTTGGCTTCGCCAATTTACTTTTAATAAGATAAATGAATACTATCAAAAAGAAGCTGAAGAATATGATAAAGCTAGAGGTAATTCTTCAAATAAATCAACATTAGTAGACCCATCAGGTAATGTAAATAAACAAGCATTTAGAGAAGCATCTCCTAAAACAACCCCAGGACCTAAAGTAAAATATAAATAAAAGTTATATTTTTTCATATTTATAACAAATATATTTTAAATAATGGCATTTTCAGCATCAGACGCAGCAAAATTACAACAACAATTACAAGAAATTGAACGATTATCTCGTTTATTAGGGGCTAATATTAATACTATTAATTTACAACCTGTAGAAGCAAATGCTGCTGCTATTGAAGCTATTTTTGAAAGATTAAATAATCAATTTGAAGGTTTAGGAGAAGAAACAGATTATTTAGTTTCTAATTTTCAAAAACTAGTTGGTGAAATTAAAAGATCAGGAACAGGGATTAATGAAAGTACTAAAGGTCTTAGAGCACTTAGTAGTATAACAGAAAAAATTTCCAGTTATCAAAAAGGTTATAGCGATTTATCTTCTAAAGAAATAAATAAACTTAAAGATAAAGTTAAAATTGAAACTCAAAGATTAACAAATGCTAAAAATATTTTAGATGCTGAAATAGATGAATTAGAAATTCAAAAGAATAGTGCAAGTTTTGCTTCTCTTGATGTTAAACAACAACAAGCAATTTTAGATAAATTAGAAAAAAATCTAAATGCTAGAGTAAAAATAGATCAACTTCTTCAAAATGAAGATATTACTTTAGGAGAACTTAATAATAAATTAGATATAGCTGAAAAAGAAGCTAAACGTATTGAAAAAGCATTAGGTCTCACAGGTATAGCATTAAAAGGAATATCTAAAATTCCAATTTTAGGTGATTTACTTGATACAGAAGAAGCTTTAAAAGCAGCTTCAGATGCTGCTAAAGATGGAGCAGGAAGAATAGGTGCTATGGGAGCAGCTATTAAATCCTTAGGTAAAAGTTTTCTATCTAATCTGTCAGACCCTGCAGTAATGATAGGTTTATTAGTTAAAGGATTTCAAAAATTAATAGAATTAGGTTTTGCTGCTGATAAAGAAGTAACAGATCTATCTAAATCTATGGCTGTTTCTAAAGATCAAGCCTCAGCAGTGCGAGATAGAATGGTTGAGATTGAAAAAACATCTGGTAATCTTTTTATGACCACTAAAAATCAAGTAGCAGCCCAATTAGAATTAGCTGAAGCTTTTGGGACTACTCGAGGATTTACTGAAAAACAAATTGAAGATCAAGTTAATTTAACTAAAAAAATAGGAATGTCTGCAGATGAAGCAGCAGGTTTACAACAATTAGCTATGGCTAATGGTAAAACTGCTGATGATATTATTGATTCTACTATTAAACAAACTGCTGCTTTAGCTAGACAAACTGGAATTCAATTAAATAATAAAAAAGTTTTAGCCGAAGTAGCTAAAGTATCAGGACAATTAAGATTACAATATAAAAATAATCCCGAATTAATAGCTAAAGCTGTTATTCAAGCACAAAAATTAGGTGTAACTTTAGAACAAGCTGCTAATGCATCTAAACATTTATTAAATTTTGAAGAATCAATAGAAGATCAAATATCTGCTGAATTAATTACCGGAAAAGAATTAAATTTAGAAAGAGCAAGATTATTAGCGTTAAATGGAGATGTAGCAGGTTCAATGCAAGAAATGCTTAGTCAAATAGGTAGTGCTGCTGAATTTTCTCAAATGAATGTTTTACAACAAGAAGCATTAGCTAAAGCAGTTGGTATGACAGCAGATGAATTAGCAAATTCTTTAGTACAACAAGAAAATTTAAATGAATTAGGATCAAATACTAAAAAACAAATCCAAGAACAAGTTCAACTTTTAAGAGATCAAGGTAAAACAGAAGAAGCTAATAAATTAATGAGATCATTGGGTAATGAAGAAACAGCTAAAAAAGCTTTAGAACAAATTTCTGCCCAAGAAAAATTTAACGTTGCTATAGAAAAAATGCAATCTATACTTGGTAATATAGTAGCAGGCCCTATGGGGAAACTTTTAGATAAATTAGCTAATTTCTTATCAGATGCTGAAAATATTAAAAAAATATTAACTGCTGTAAAAGCGGTTGTAATAGGTATAGCAGCAGCTTGGGCCATTATGAATCCAATAGGGGCAATAGCTGGTTTAGCAGTAGCAGGTACAGTTATGGCTATGAGTGATGGTGAAGTTAATAGTGATGGTTTAGTAGTAGGTAAATATAACAAAGGTCAAATACAACCTATTGCTCAAGGAGCATCAAATGATAATGTCATATTTACAACAAACAAACCAAATAATAATGTTGCTGCTAATACTAATAGTAACAGTAATTTAGATGCTCTTATTAAAGAACAACAAAAAACTAATGCTTATTTAGAAAAACAAAACAACATTTCTGCTACAATAGCAAGTCGAAATACAACAGTTCAATATGATTCATATAAAGCTGGGATAGCAACTGATGTAAATACATACAAGGTTAGTAGTGGTTTTATTGTTTAAATAAAAATATAAAATAAAAATGGGATTATTAGACTTATACTACAACACAGGAACTCAGTTTAATCAAATATATAATGATTATTCAACTGCATATCCTTCAACAAATACAGGTACTCCAACTAATACCCAAAACCCAGGAGGACCAATTCAAAACTTTAATCAGGACTATGATGAAAATGATACATATTTAAATAATTTCCCTAATACGTTAGCAAATACTCTTGATATTACAAACTTTGATGTTGAAGACCCAAGTGTACAAGGCGGACCATTAAACGATATAACAACCCAGTATCCTGCTACAGTAACAGGTACTCCAAATGCATTTGCAAATCCCGGAGGTCCTCCTACTAATTTTGCACCTCCTAATAATCCCAATAACACCTTTTTAAATAATCCTTTTCAAAGTTATAACAGATTATATAATACTTTAAATATAACTAATTTAGATGTTGAAAACTCAGGTGTACAAGGTGGTCCTAATGGTGATAATACAACATCATATCCATCAACTGTAACTGGAACTCCAACTTCATTTGCAAATCCTGGTGGTCCTTTAACTTATTTTTATCCAAATTATACTCCACAATTTCAATATATAAACAATATTCCTAATGGTGGTGATGGTGAATTAAGATATACTTTAAATATAACTAATTTTGATGTCCAAAACCCAGGTGTTAGTGGAGGTCCAGCTCGTCCTGTAGATGATCCTACTCAATATCCATCTACAAATACTGGTACACCAACAAATACTCAAAACCCAGGAGGACCAGTTCGTAAATTTAAACAAGATTATAAACCTAATAAAGAATATATAAACAATATTCCTAATAATGGTGATGGAGAATTATGGTACACATTAGATATAACTAATTTAGATGTTGAAAACCCAAGTGTGCAAGGAGGACCAGTTGCAGACAATACAACCCAATATCCTCCATTTTCATCCGGAACTCCTACTGTATTTACTAATAATTTGGGTAATGGCCCATTCAATAACTCTGGTGCTCCACCAAATCGTTTTGGACATCCATATCACCCCCATTATACTTATTTATTTAATTTACCAAATGGTGGATCAGGTGTATTAGCAAATACACTTAATATTACAAATTTTGATGTTACAAGCTCAAATGTTCAAGGTGGTCCATTAGGTGATTATACAACAGATTATATATCTCAATATGTTACTGGAGTACCTACAAGCCAATCAAATTATAGTATATGGAATGGAGGATCAGGAACAGGTCCTAAAAGATTTAATCCTATATATTCCCCAGGTAATGAATATGTAGTATCACACCCACCAGGATTTTTAGCAAGTAGTGTTTTAATAAATACTCTTGATATTACAAATTTTGATATTGAAAATAAATTTGCATTTGGTGGACCTTATGGTGATATTACAACTCAATATTGGCAAGCTCCTTTAACTACAGGTACACCAACATCACAATCAAACTTTAACTTATATTCACCATTTGTATCAGGTGTTCCACCTAAACCATTCCGCCATCCTTGGACAAATACTTCAACATATTTAGCTTCTAATCCTATAGCACTTAATAATAGTGGTCAATTAAAAGATACTTTAGAAATAACTAATTTTGATGTTGAAGATCCTAGTGTTATGGGTGGACCATTAAATGATATAAGCACAGTTTATCCTGCAGCTAATGTAACTCATACTTCACCAATTAGAGGATGGTTTGCTGAACCATCACAACCACCAAGTAATTTTAGTCATTCATTTACCCCAACAAATACATACGAAAGCTTTATTCAAGCTTATGCTTAATAATATTTATAATAAAAATAAAATATGGCACTTCTAGATAAACTAACATTACAAGGATCAACATATTCTTATGGTAATGGTCAAACCCCTCCCACCAATCCACTATCCACTCAGCAATCAAAAATGCATGCTGATGGAAATGCTCCTGGTTACTCAGTAAGTGGAAATAGTTTTGGAGATGTTAATTCAAATTACCAAGCTTATAATGATGGAGTAGGAAATGTATTACCAATGCCTTCATTATTAGATTTAAACGGTACAACACCTCCTACTTATTCTGACAATGGTCCTGCTGAAGGTCATTATTAAAAAAATAAAATATGCCTTTAATAGATCTTAAAACAAATCTAAAAGATCTAAAGTATGGACACGATCAACGTGACGGAAATAGTAGTAATCAACCGTTTGTTCCAACTTTAATCCCTGCTAATGAAGATTCTTTAGCAAATAATTATCTTCCACAAGGTATTTTTCCTAGTTTAGATATAAGTTCTTTTACTAAGATAGATATAAGCCAGGATACTCTAAAAGATTCAGCTTTGCTTTTAGCAGCAGGAACAATAGGAGGAGCAGTAGTAGGAAAAGCATTAGGAAAAACAAGTACTGGATTATTAATAGGATCAGCTATTGGTGGGGCAACAGCTTTAGGCAATATTATTGCTAATGGAGATATTGAACAAACCATACCACGCATTTCATTATCACAATTTGAACCTGTTCCTGCTATATCTGGAACTGGAGGTAATGATTTTTTAGTTAGAGGGGGTTTATTATTACCTACAATAATGCTTAAAGATGCATCTAGAATATCTAGGTTTTTAACTAGTCAAAATGGTCTTTTTTTCACTTTAAAACAAAATTATCTTTCTAGAATTAGTGTCAGACCAGAATATGCTGGATTAGGTATTGGAAAAATATTAAATGATGATGTATATAATCCAATTAGTTCAGTTTTAGGAGCAGTAGGAGCACCATTTGGATTACATCCAAACAAACAAGGCCTTAATCCATTATCAGGTATATTAAACACTTACACCCCAGATTATTATTATTCTTACATTGTTAATGATAATAAAC